CTAAAGAGGAGATTATCCAACTTATCAAGGAAGACATAATTGATGTCAAAATAGAAATCAACCATAAACTAAAATTGCATTCTTCCAAGATTTCATCTGGATATACCGACAAAAGCTTAGAAGAAGAAAGAACCAGCCTTTGCTTAGCACAGGGGTTGTCGAGATATTGTTAAACCTTTAAATATTAAGAGTAATGGAAGAAAATAAGTTAACAAAGCAGGAAAATGATGCATTGGCAATATTTGGTAAAGGCAAGACTATTTATCAAGTTGCTGGTAGTGATGTGGCATTATCATTTGATATTGTGCGCAATTACCTAACAAAAGGTAACGGTCAGGTCTCTGACCAAGATATTGTACAGTTTATCAGTATTTGTAAATTCAACCAGCTTAACCCGTTCTTGAATGAAGCATTTCTTGTAAAATTTGGACAACAGCCGGCCCAAATGATTGTCAGTAAAGAAGCGTTTTTCAAGCGTGCTGATGCGAGTGAGCAATATGAAGGTTTCAAAGCCGGTATTATTATAGTTAGAGACAATCAAATTGTAGAAGTGGAAGGATGCTTCTATAATGAAAAAACAGATGTTCTTGTTGGTGGGTGGTGTGAAGTTTACCGTTCTGACCGTAAATTCCCTATTGTAGCGAAAGTAAATCTTTCCGAATACGATAAAAAGCAGTCTATATGGAATGAAAAAAAATCTACTATGATTTCTAAGATTGCCAAGGTTCAAGCATTACGGGAAGCTTTTCCAGCCCAACTAGGTGCAATGTACACACAAGAAGAGCAAGAAGTTAAGTTTACTGAATATGAGGATGTCACAGACAAAGAATCTAAAGTCAACAAACTTGCCGAAATCGCAGCAAAAGCCGCAGGTGTGGAAGAACAGTCAAAAGCGGAGCATTCTATAAATCAGTCTCAAAATGACACGAATAATAAATCGGCTCAAAAAACATTGTTATGATAGAAAATGCGGAACAAAAGTCGCTTGGCTGGTTTAGATGTCGTCTCGGGAACATTACAGGTAGCAATGCTGGATTGCTTATGAAAAGTGGAAGAAGCGACATGTTCAGCGATACTGCCAAGAATTACATTTTCCAAGTTGCAGCAGAACGGGCAATGAATCCTGAAATAGTAAACGATGATATTGCGTTTGCTGAATATTTGTCTGTTGTCAACGTAGAAAGCAAAGCTATGAAATTCGGGACAGAGCAGGAAGCGAGTGCGCGTGATTTGTATTCAAGACTGACAGAAAGGCATATTGTGGAAGTGGGGTCGTGCAAGCATCCCACTATTCCTAATTTCGCAAGTAGTCCGGACGGTTTCTTCTATGACGAAGAATCGGGAGAACGTGGATGTATTGAGATAAAATGTCCGTCCCAAAATACATTTATGAAATATAGAAGTGAAGTTTATGACAATGATTCTCTTCTCAAAGTCAAGTATGAATACTTTTATCAATGTATGGCTCACATGATGTGCTGTAATGCAAACTGGACTGATTTTGTGGTTTACAACCCATTCCAGATAGAACCTGTTCATATTGTTCGCATACTACCGGATGAAAAGGTTTTTGCTGAAATGGAAAATCGTATCAGAATAGCGGATGACATTATTAACCAAATAGCGGATATTGAATGATGGTAAGTCTATTGATAAAAGAAACACAACTTCATCGCATTATCCGCAAGACTGGCAGAAAACCATGCGAATGCAAATGCTCGTTATGTAAGATGCAATGCCATACTCCATGCCTCGGAACTCCGCAAGATATAGAGAACCTTATAGATGCTGGATATACCGATAAGTTAGCTCCGACCTTATGGGAAGCCGGCATGATGATTGGGGTTATTGATATTCCTATCCCTATGATTCAAGCCATAGCAGGTGACGAATATTGTGTGTTTTTCCATGATGGATTATGCGAACTTCACAGCAAAGGATTAAAACCTACTGAAGGACGTTTGTCGCATCATTCTACACGCATTGACAATTTCAAAGCATCTAAAAGTATAGCTTGGAATGTCGCTAAAGAATGGCTTTCCGAAGAAAATGCAGAAGTTATTGAACGTGTAGCTGATAAATATAGTAGAAACTTAAAGTGTGTAAAATGATGAAACCAGATATTATAATTAAACAATTAGATAACGGCTGTTTTGACGTGCACGTTGAAGATAAAAGTACAGACCAACTATCATTTGATGAAATGATTGGGCTTGTTGCACAATTGACTGTACCTAAGAATAAAAGATGCCTCCAATGGCTTAAAACTAAAGAACAGCATGAGTCTTTTAAGAATAGAAACTTAAAAACAATAGAGCGATGAATACAAGCTATAAAGAAAACACCCCTGACAACTTTTGGCAAATCAGATGGCTTGACAGGTATATGGAAGGTCACAACGGGTTCATTGCAGGCGGGTGTTTTAAAAACATCCTTTCCGGTGAACGTGTAAAAGATATAGATGTATTCTTTGAAAGCAACGATGACTTCCAAGATGCAGTAGATTTATTCAATAGCGACGGCTATGTGAAAGATGGTTGGAAATTCAAATATCGAAATGAAAAGGTTTGCGCCTTTCAGAAAGATGGTGAAAAGGTTTGGGTTGAGTTTATCGAATCCGAATTTGGCACACCAGAGGAAATACTTAGAAGTTTTGATTTTACCGTTGCAAAAATGGCTTATTTCAAGAAGCCACAATATAACGATAATAACGACGATGATGATATTCCTTTTTTATCCAAAGAAATAGTCGGTTATGAATATCGCCTGCTCCACCACGAAAATTTCTTCGAGCATCTTCACATGAAAAGGCTGGTTATTGATGAAAATATTCCTTTCCCAATTAGCACATGGGAGCGTACATATCGGTATAAAGGATATGGTTACAACATGTGCCGGGAAACCAAGAAAAAGCTTTTAGAAGCTATTCAGAAAACGAATTTAGACTCTGCCGATTTGTCTATGTACAATAATGGTGGATGGGACTAATAAAAATATGGAACAATGGACACACAGATAGCAATCCAGGAAAGCGATCTTGAACTGGTCGTCAGTGAAAAGACGTTAGGTAGTCTTACTACCAACGCAATTCAAATCAGGGATATGGTAATGGCAGCTTTGCCAAAGTATGACATATCCAACTACACCGATGAGAATATAGACCAGGCAAAGAAAGATAAAGCCTCTCTTAACAAAGCAGCGAAAGCCCTTAACTCCAAACGTCTTGAAATCGAAAAGGAGTTTATGAAACCTTTTGGAGAATTCAAGGAGGTAGTAAATGAAACGATAAAGCTCATAGGTGAATGCTCTGCCAAAATTGACACGGTAGTCAAGCAGAACGAGCAACAGTACAAAGACAAGAAGAAAGCCACTATCAAGACCTATTTTGATGGCATGAACACTAATCTCGTGGACTTTAACAAGGTGTTCAAACTGGAATGGCTAAACAAGACTGCGAGCATGAAGTCTGTTTGTTCGGATATTGATGCCATATTTGATATGGTTGAAAACGAGCTATCTACGCTGAAAAGTTTTGGCGAAGATTATGATGTTCTCCGTACTTATTACATGGATACACTCAACATCACTTCTACGATTCAATATGCAAACCGTCTGAAAGAACAGCGTGAACGATCTAAGGCAGCAGAAGAAGCTAAGATTAAATTGGAACAAGAAAAGCAACAAGCGGAAGAAGCTCGTAAAGCTGCTGAAGCAGAACAGGGCAAATCACGTCCGGTCAATCCGTTTTCAATGGCAAATCAAAAAGTTGACGAACAAGTACCTTTTGGTCAATCCAGAATACGACAGTCTGAATTATTGACGAGAGCATTCAAGGTCACTACTACTCGTGAAAACATCATAGCCTTAGGTGACTTTATGAATGAGCTAGGTATTGACTTTGATAAAATAGAAATCCCATGAATGGCCATGGACCTATGCAAGACTGATATGCAAAATCTAATTCGGCTCCTTGACAATAGTGCAGAATTGATTGACAAGCATTGCCAAAAGCCTTGCGAGCAGGACAAGGCCCGGCAATGCAGAAAAATGAGTAAGAAACTTAAAAAGAGAATAGAAAATGAGAACATTACAAATCAGTGAAAAGAAAGCCATGGAACTTTACAATAATGGTTCCGACGAACTAAAGACAGTATTGGAAGAATCTTTTGGTAAAGAGTTTTTCCAACGTAAGATAACTGATAGGATTAAGACCTATGAAGATGCCTGTGCAGAATTAGGTATTAATTCTCTTGATGAAGCCAAACTAATGGAGCTTGGGCTTACCAAACATGATATAGCTTATCAGAAGTTGGCAACCATTGTCAAAGCCCTTAACGAAGGTTGGGTACCTGATGTATGCGATTATGATGCAAAACGATGGTATCCATGGTTTAAACCTAATGGTTCTCCTTCCTCTTTCGCTTTCGACGCTTCGGATTACGCTAATGCGTATGCGATTGCGGGTAGCGGGTCTCGCCTTTGTTTGAAAAGCAAAGAGTTATCAGACTATTGCGGCGAACAATTCATTGGCTTGTGGAAAGAACATATATTATAACTAATAAAAATCATCATGAAAAAAGAAAATCAAAAAATCACAGAACTGGTAAAAAGCTTTGAGGATGCCCGTAATATGACTGGCAGACCGGATGTTCCAGACTTTTCCAATCTTCCCACTGATATGCGCAAGCATTTTGAGGCACAGTATAAGATGATTGTAATTGCAGAAGCCCTTAACGAGGAATGGATTCCTGATTGGGATAATTATGATGAATATAAGTATTGTCCCTGGTTTGAAATGTCTCCTTCCTCTTTCGCTTTCGACGATTCGTATTACGGTTATGCGTGTGCGGTTGCGGGTGGCGGGTCTCGCCTTAAATTTCGGACACGCGAGCTTGCAGAATATGCAGCAAAGCAATTCATTGATATTTGGAAAGACATCCAGATAGCATAGGATATAAAGGTTGCCTGCCCTTGTCTCCTTCCTCTTTCGCTTTCGACGATTCGAATTACGATAATGCGAATGCGAATGCAGGTAGCAGGTCTCACCTATGTTACAATACTTCAGTGGGCAGGAACCTCACCTCTTGGTGGAAAATGACAATTCAAACGGTGTTGGTAGGGCTTATCCGAAGACTCTTATTAGAAACAAAGGCTTATGAAACGATTTGGAAATTTATACTATCGTATTTATGACATTGATAACCTTTACCTTGCATATACCAAAGCAAGAAAAGGCAAGGGAAATACTTATGGGGTCATTCAATTTGAGAAAGAACTGGATGACAACATAAGTGCCCTTCATGAGGAACTTTCAGAGGGTAAATACGTTACTTCTGAATATCAAACTTTTATCATACATGATCCTAAGAAACGTGAAATATACCGGCTCCCTTTCCGTGATCGCGTTGTTCATCATGCGATAATGAATATCCTCGAAGATATATGGACTCCAATATTCATTTCACATACTTATTCGTGTATTAAGGGCAGAGGTATCCATGGAGTCATGAAACATCTAAAGAAAGATTTGAAAGATATCCAAAATACAAAATATTGCTTGAAAATGGACATTCGTAAATACTATCCGTCAATAGATCATTTGATACTTAAGAATATTGCCCGAAAGAAGATTAAGGACAAACGTCTTCTTGAGTTACTCGACGGTATTATTGATTCTGCTCCAGGAATACCTATCGGTAATTATCTTTCGCAGTTCTTTGCAAACCTGTATCTTTCTTATTTTGACCATTGGCTTAAAGAAGAAAGGCGCATAAAGTATTATTATAGATATGCTGATGACATGGTAATACTTGCATCAAATAAAGAAAAACTTCATTCCCTGCTTGGAGATGTGAAATCATATCTGCACAATAATCTTCATCTGGATTTGAAAGACAATTATCAAATATTCCCGGTTGACAATAGAGGAATTGACTTTGTAGGCTATGTTTTCTTTCATACCCACATTCTCATGCGAAAAAGTATCAAAAAAAATTTTTGCAGGAAAGTGGTAAAGTTAAATAAGAAGAAAACCGTACCTCATGATTACAAGATGGCTATTTGTTCATGGATAGGATGGGCAAAGCATTGTAATTCAAAGAATCTAATAAAAACTATAATCAAAAATGAAAAGGTTCTCTGATTTTGGGCTAGAAATCAATGCGGGGTGCAATATATTCCCAGTGCAGCAAATATCAATTACAGATATTCTTAACTGCGAGATAGAAGTACTTGATTACGAATCGGGAGTTAAAACCAAACATGGAGACAACCGTTACGTAGTCAAGATAAAACATGAAGGAACGGAATGCAAGTTTTTTACTAATTCCACTCCGATAAAAGAAGCACTTGGTAAAATATCAAAAGAAGATTTCCCATTTATGGCAACAGTACGGGTTAAAAAACTTGGTACTGGTAATAATAAAATGTATTATTTCACTTAAAAACAAAAAAATATGGCAATGCATACATGGTTTGAATGCAAAATCCTTTACGAGAAAGTAATGGAAAATGGAATGAACAAGAAGGTGACCGAACCGTACCTGGTAGATGCCCTCAGTTTTACGGAAGCGGAAGCACGCATCATCGAAGAGATGACGCCGTTCATTTCGGGAGAGTTCACAGTATCGGACATCAAACGTGCCAACTATAGCGAATTGTTCCCCAGCGAAGAGGAAGCTGCCGACCGCTGGTTTAAATGTAAACTGGTTTTCATCACACTGGACGAGAAAAGCGGTGCGGAAAAGAAAACCTCTACCCAGGTATTGGTGCAGGCTGCCGACCTGCGTGATGCAGTGAAGAAACTGGATGAGGGCATGAAAGGCACAATGGCCGACTACCAGATAGCATCTGTAGCGGAAACCGCCATTATGGATGTATATCCGTACAGCGCAGAAGAACGTACTATTAATTCCATTGGAGGAAACGCCAACTCTCCAGTTGTTCGTAATTTCATTCAGTCACTCCCAGAAGGCTGCAAGACAACCATTACCGTAGGAGGAAAGCAGGTCGTAGTTGACAAGACTGGAAAAGATACAGTAGTAACCCCACAAGACAAAGAAAGCGATGACATACGAGGAGATGATTAAACTTGCATCCAAATCTAAATCATGTAAGAAACCGGCGAACGATGAACATAAAATACAGTGCGCTTGCGTAAAGTGGTTTAGATTGGAATATCCCAAACTGAAAGATATACTGTTTGCCATTCCGAACGCAGCCAGAAGAAGCGCAAGGAACGGAGCATATATGAAAGATGAAGGAATGCTCCCCGGTGTTGCCGATTTAATCCTTTTAAAGAGCAACCGCTTATATGGAGCTTTGTGTGTGGAAATGAAAAAGCCGGGAGAATACCAAAGACCGGTACAAAGAGAATGGCAAAAGGAATGTGAGGCAAATGGTAACAAGTACGTGGTTGTCAGGTCGCTTGACGAGTTTATTAATGTCGTGAATAATTATTTAAAAGACATATAAATGTAGGTTTGATTTTACGCGAACGCTCTTTGACATTTTGTTTTCAGCTTGCAAAATAATGATGTGAATGTGGTTGGTACTTACGCTTTTTATATATAAGCAAGATACGGCAAACTGTGAAGTCGTGCTGTATCTTCGTAAGAGGGGTGTGTTTGCACCTCTCTTTTTTCTAAAAAAAGTGGCTCTTAAAGCGTTACTTTTGAAAATTATTCGTATATTTACAGTGCATTGGGTTGTACTTATTAAATTTAGAATTAATCAGAGGATTAAGATATAGAAAGCTGTGCAGGCCACACCCCCCTGCATGGCTTTCGCCTTTTTATCTCCGCATGAAGAAGTACGGTACATCCTCGAACGAAAAGACACTATTATGGACAACATTCAAATCTTTAAGAATAAGGCTTTTGGCGAAGTAAGAGTCGCCGGAACAAGTGAAGAACCTTTGTTTTGTCTTGTAGATATTTGCAAAGTTTTGGAGTTGGGAAATCCCAGCCAAGTAAAAACAAGACTTTGTGGTGGGGTCATTACTAATGAGGTCATCCCGGATTCCATTGGCAGACAACAAGAAATGATTTTTATTAATGAAGACGGTTTGTATGACGTGATACTTGATAGTCGCAAGCCACAAGCTAAAACTTTCCGTAAATGGGTGACAAGTGAAATCCTTCCCTCTATCCGTAAACATGGCATATACGCCACTGATAATGTTATAGACCAAATACTTAATAATCCCGATTTTGGTATCGAGCTTTTCACTAAGCTAAAAGAAGAACGGTCGGCACGTATTGAAGCGGAAAAACAAGTAGCTGTTCTTACTCATGTCAATAAGACCTATACATGTACGGAAGTTGCTAAAGAGTTGGGGCTTAAATCGGCAATTGAACTCAATAACCGTTTAAAAGAACTTGGTGTACAGTACAAAGTTAATCAGACATGGGTTCCATACACCAAATACGCAACCCTTGGCTGGTTTGATATAAAGCAAGAGGTCGCTGACAATGGGCATATCATATACCATAGAAAGATTACCGGAATTGGTAGGCAAGGTATTATCAATCTTATTAACTCTTAGTTGACATAAATAAAAGGGGTGCATTCGCATCCCTTATTTGTTGTTATCATTCTCCACAACCTCCTTCAATCTGTACAGCCTGTCAATCGCCGGATTGTAGAACGGGTCCGGATAGTGCTGGTTGATGTCGCAGATGTTGGCGTGGACGTACATGGACGTATCGATGATGTGTTCCGATTCGCTTAATGTCACTTCCTTGGGCAATTGGGCTGTTTGTGCCCAATGGACGATAGCTTTCACGCTTTCCTCGTCGTATGAGCATTTACTTTCCTGTGCCATTATTTTTCTTAGAATCTTTTTGATGATATAAAGGTATACTTTTTAAACCATCAATGTGTTCATATAAGTCGTTTTCTATATGTTCACAATGCATGGGGTCAAGGACAAAATCTATACCTTCTCTTCTTGCCAATTTAGCTGCAGGGACGAAATCCGAATCTCCAGATATAAGCACTATTTTATCAACAAATCCTTTTAAAGCTAAAGATGCGATGTCTACACCTATCTTCATGTCTATCCCCTTTTGCCTTAGTTCATAATATACATCCGTGTCCTGTATATCATCTAAAGATATCTCTTTTTTCAGAAGTTTCTTCATAGCATTATCATAAAACATCCAGCGTTTGCTTTCTTTAATGTGTCCTAATCTCAATGCTAATTTTCTTTTCTTTTTTAACTCATTTATTAACTCATTCCTGTATAGTGCTTCTTCTGTTTTTGAGAAATCAATACATTTATTAGATATAGGATTGTGTACTTTTTTACTAAAAGGAACGCAGTCGTAATAAAAAATGCGATAAAGATAGTTGTTCTTGCCTACATGAGAGTGAGATATAGTATATAAATCGTTAGCTATCGTTGATGCAGTTTTATTACCAGATTTATTATACATAGCGTTATAACGTTTTATAAAATAACCACCATCTATTAAAATAGCTACTCTAATGGGAGTTTCTGTATACGAAGTGTTAGGACGATTTTTCATAATATATAAAATAAAAAAGGCCTTTGGTTGGGCATGTCCATTATCAAGAGGGGGACAAGCGTAAGCCAAAGGCGTAATCATTTGCTGCAAATATATATTTTCTTCATATTTCCACAAAAAAAAAGAAGAAAAACAGTATTTTTTTATCAATAATTAGCCAAAAATGCAATTTTTACATTGCAAAATCAGCATTTATTGCATGTTTTTGAGTCGTTTTATAGACAAATTATGGAATATGGACTTATCTCGTATTCCCATATGTGAACGCTTCCTAAACTAAAGATTTTTGGGAAAAATGGCGAATCCCCTATAAAGAAGTGTCCCCACCGGCATAGATACCGGAACCCGACTGACTACGGGTTACACTCCTTCATAGAGGATTCATGTTGCTTCTATTGTTTCGGGGACTGCAAATTTAATCAATTCCCGATAAAAAACAATCAATTGCCACACGAATAGGACATAAGTTCAAGGGCTTACATCTTTATCTCCAATTCGCTGCCCACCAAATCGAAATACACATTCTGCAGCTGGTGCAGATATTCAATGGGAATATGGGATAAAGGATATTCGGCACAGTTTATAGATACAAATAGTTTATCGCCATTTGCCCCATCGTCATATAGGTAACGCCCGTATGATAATTCAATACCGCAAGAGAATACATTGTATTCCTTTGTAAATCCGCTTTTCTGGAGTAATTCTTCTGTCAGTGGGATAGGCTCTACCATAGTAACCGGAACTTCACTGTAGCAAACTCCGTCACCGGCCTTGCATTCCAGATAAAAGGAATTGCGCTTTATGGCTTCCACCTTGCATACTGTTCCAGCAGGAGCCTTTGTCTCTACGAACTTGAAATCTTCGGTAAGCTGTACATAGCTGCCTAATCTTAGTCCTCTTGCATCCATAGCTTACTATTGGTTTATCTGTTGTTTTCTGTCTTAAGTTCAATATTCACGCTAACCGGGAACTCATTTCCGCATTTCGGGCATTTGATAGAATGGGCGTTTGAGGTAAGTTGCACTTCTTCCGGGG